CAAGTCAAACGAATAGGTTGTAACTCACTCAAAGAATTGATTGAGAACGACAAACTACTGATCGAAGATTTTGATACACTTGAAGAACTTGCATCTTTTGTTTCAAGACGAAACACCTATATGGCAGAGGAAGGTGCTCACGACGATTTGGTAATGACTTGCGTTCTGTTTTCTTGGTTGATCCGTCAAGAATATTTCAAAGAAATGACAGACCAAGACGTTCGGAAAATGCTTGCCGAAGAAAAGGCAAGACAACTAGAACAAGAAATGCTTCCGTTTGGATTTTATGATGATGGGACCGAAGAAGTTATCATTGATAACAACGGTGATGTGTGGCGACAAGACGGTTGGGCAATTGATGGTGATCGTTGGTAAAAAAGGTGTAATTTATAAATATCGGTGTAGAGATGAATAATACAGACCTCTGAGGAGAAAAATAATGGCATTCACTAAATCTCCAGGTATTACCGTCAGTGAGATTGACCTTTCTGCGGTCACTCCTGCAATCGGTACTACCGAAGCAGCAATCGCAGGTCATTTTCGTTGGGGTCCTGTCGGTGTAAGAGCACTGATTACGACAGAAGATGAGTTAGTAAAAACGTTCCAAACGCCAAATGCAAATACAGCAGATGACTTCTTCACTGCTGCTAATTTCTTGGCATATGGCAATCAACTGTTTACGACTCGTGTTATCAACGAAGGTGGTTCTGCGGCAGAACTCGCAAGAAACTCAATTACAGCATCCGCAAATGACCAAAGCACAGTCGTCAAATCTGACGAAGATTATGACAACCGTTTTGGCACAACCGTATTAGGTGGTTCTGCAGCAATTTCTGGAGTTGGTCCTTGGGTAGCAAAGTATCCGGGTGAACTTGGAAACTCATTGCGTGTATCGATTTGCCCAACCGCAAACGCATTCTCAAACGCAATCACTGGAAACGTTTCAATCACTTCAGGTACAACTGCCTTGGGTGGTAAGGGAACATTCTTCACTGACCAACTGCGTCCAGGTGACATCCTTGTTATCGGACCATCTCGTGAAGAGGTCAAGGTCAAAACAGTTTCCTCAGATACAGCATTGGTATTGCAGTCACAGTATAACGGCAACACAATCGTTGTGGACAACACAGCACATCGTTCAGATTCGACAGTTCGTAAGTGGGAATTCTTCCGTTTGGTAGATTCCGCACCAGGCACATCAGATTATGTCACTTCTCGTGGTGGTTCTGGTGACGAACTTCACGTTGTTGTCGTAGACGAAGACGGACAGTGGAGTGGAACTGCTAATACAGTATTGGAAGTTTACGAGTCAGTGTCAAAGGCACGAGATGCTAAGACACCACAGGGTAACTCAAACTATTATCCAATTGTCATCAACGCAACATCACCATATGTTTGGTTCGCATCACACTCTTCATCTTTGACAGGTGCGGGTGGATTATCAACAGCATCATTCGGTGGTGCAGACGTTGCTAACACAGACAGTTTGATTTACGGTCGTGATGGTGCAACACCAACAAATGGCGATTACTTGAACGGTTACGATTTGTTCAACAACGCAGAAGATGTTGATATTTCTTTTGTATTAGGTGCGGGTGCAAATGGAACTCGTGCAATTGACCTTATCAACAACCTCGCAGAGCAAAGAAAAGACTGTATCGTTGTATTGTCACCAGAAAGAGCAGACGTAGTAAACAACTCTGCATACCCAGGTGCTGAAGCAGACGATGTGGTTGCGTTCCGTAATACACTCCCATCAACTTCATTCGCAGTAATGGACTCTGGTTGGAAGTATCAATACGACAAGTACAACGATGTTTACCGCTATGTCCCACTAAATGGTGATACTGCGGGCATTATGGCACGTTCCGATGCACAAAGAGACCCTTGGTACTCACCAGCAGGTTTCTCTCGTGGACAGGTCAAGAATGTAATCAAGTTGGCATTCAACCCACGCAAAGCAGACCGTGAAGTTCTGTATGCGGCAGGTGTCAACCCTGTTGTTACATTCCCAGGACAAGGCACTGTACTTTTCGGTGACAAGACATTACTTGCACAGGCATCGGCATTTGACCGTATCAACGTGCGTAGACTGTTTATTGTCCTTGAAAAGACAATCTCAATTGCAGCAAGACAATCATTGTTTGAGTTCAACGATGAATTCACACGAGCACAGTTCGTCAACTTAGTCGAACCCTTCTTGCGTGAAGTTCAAGGTCGTCGGGGTGTTACTGACTTCCGTGTCATCTGTGACGAAACAAACAACACTGCCGAAGTGATTGACCGTAACGAATTTGTGGGAGACATCTTTGTCAAACCAAACCGTTCAATCAACTTCATTCAGTTGAACTTTGTTGCGGTTAGAACAGGTGTTGAATTCAATGAAGTCATCGGTGCTGTATAAATAGCAAGGACTAGAGGAGAGAACACATGGCATTTAGCGTAACTCAGTTCGCAGCACAGGGACTTCCATTTGGAGGGGCAAGACCGTCCCTCTTTGAAGTCAACATTACAACACCTAGTGGAGTTGATGATATTGCTGGGCAAATTCAATTTGTCTGCCAATCAGCACAGATTCCGGCAGCAACGGTTGCATCACTTGACGTTCCTTACTTTGGTCGTCAGGTAAAAGTAGCAGGAAACAGAACCTTTGCTGATTGGACTCCAACCATTCTGAACGATGAAGATTTCAAAATCCGTAATGCGATGGAACAGTGGTCGAATAAAATCAACACGTTCCAAACCAACAAAAGAGTTGGAACCAATCTTCTTTCTGAATACAGAACCTCAGCTGAGGTGACTCAATATAGTAAGACGGGTGCACCACTGCGTACATATAAGTTTGTGAATATTTTCCCAACCGAAGTATCAACCATCGATTTGAGTTGGGAAACCGATGCAGTAGAGACCTTCACAGTAACATTCGTATATGATTATTGGGAAGTTGTCAGAAGCACTACTGGATTTACATTCTCAGTCAGTCTGTAATTTTTTATGTGAAAATCGTGCGATGGGAGTGACCCTAAATATAAGGGAAACTCCCATTTTTTTTAGGTGTATACAATGGCAATAGATTTATTCGGATTTCGTATTGGTCGAGCAGAAGACGAAATCAGGAAAACCGAAGAAGTTCCTTCATTTGTCCCACCCCCAAATGACCAAGGTGCAGTAGACCTTGCGTTAGGTGGTGGATATGGCGGTGTAGTTGACCTTGAAGGAACCGCAAAAAGTGAAGCAGAACTTGTTACGAAGTATCGTGAGATGTCACTGCAACCCGAATGTGATATGGCAGTTGATGATGTTGTCAACGAAGCAATTGTTATGGATGAGCGTAAAGACCCCGTATCAATTGTATTAGACGATGTAGACGCATCGCCCGCTATCAAAAAGCGTATCTCCCAAGAATTCCAATACTTACTNTCTACNNTNGATTTTGCTGACCGTGCTTATGACATCTTCCGCAACTTCTATGTGGACGGTCGTTTGTATTATCACATTATGATCAACGTGAAGAATCCAAGAGAAGGTATCAAAGACCTCCGTTATATTGACCCTCGTAAGATTCGTAAAGTCCGTGAAGCAAAAAGAGACAAGAAACAGTCCGTAAAAGACACACAGAAAGCAAATCATCCGGGATACAACGAATACTACTTGTATGCACCCAAAGGTTTGACGAGTGCAACTCAAACTGCTATCAAGGTTTCCACAGATTCAATCTGTCATGTGACATCTGGTCTGATGGATCAGAGAAACAGTATGTCACTGTCATATCTACACAAAGCAATCAAACCACTGAACCAACTCCGTATGTTGGAAGATGCGGTTGTTATCTATCGTCTGTCTCGTGCACCCGAACGTCGAATTTTCTATATCGATGTGGGTAACTTGCCGAAGATGAAGGCAGAGCAGTATGTGCGTGATATGATGGCACGGCACAAGAACAAACTTGTGTATGACTTAGAGTCAGGGCAAGTCCGTGATGACCGTAAGATGATGACAATGATGGAAGATTTCTGGTTACCTCGTCGTGAAGGTGGTCGGGGTACAGAGATTACAACCTTGCCTGGTGGTCAGAACTTGGGTGAGATGGACGATGTGGATTACTTCCGTAAGAAACTTTACAAGGCACTCAATGTTCCGACATCTCGTATCGAGCAAGACAACGCATTCAACTTGGGTCGTGCGTCTGAAATCACACGAGACGAACTGAAGTTCTCCAAGTTTGTGAACCGACTGCGTGGTCGTTTCTCAATGTTGTTTGACAATCTACTTGAAATTCATTTGACACTTCAGGGTGTTGTGACTCGTGAAGAATTCAAGAAGATGCGTCAGCGTATTCGTTACGATTATGTTGAAGACAACCACTTCTCTGAACTCAAAGAGACAGAAATTCTGACAGGACGTTTGTCTCTACTCCGTGAAATCGACGAGTACACAGGTAAGTATTTCTCACAACGTTGGGTTCGTTCTAACATTCTCCGTATGTCCGAAGAAGAAATTGAGGGCATGGATAAAGAGATAGATAAAGAACAAGAGCAAGAAGGTGACGGTGATGAGCAACTCGCAGATATGGGAGTTGACCAAGACCAAAAAGAAGAGTATACTGTTGAACCATTTATTGCGAATACTGAACCGACTTTAGAAGAGAAAGAACTTGTCGAGAATATGTCTCAGATGTTAGAAGAGGCAGGAATCGACGATTTGTTTGAAGAAATCGAAGACGATGAGTGAAGTAGAACAAGCAAAACTGCTACAGGCAGCACTTCAATTAGCACGAAGGGAAATAGACCAAGTTCGTGTTGAGTTTGAAGAACAACTTTTAGAGTTTACTCGCACATCTCTAATAGAGGGTGTTCAGGGTCCGCCTGGTCCTCCAGGACCGAAGGGTGATCCGGGTCCCGACAGAGTTGTCACGATTGAATCCAAAGGTCCCGTTGGGGATAAAGGTGACAAGGGTGACGATGGTCGTGCTGTCGATAAAGCATACATCCACGAAGATAATCTTTTCATTCAATTCAATGATGGTAAAGAAATCCAAGTCGGTCAGGTCGTTGGTCCCAGAGGGGGTCAAGGTATTCCGGGCGCACGAGGTCCCATTGGTGAGCAAGGTGAGATTGGTCCCAGAGGTGAGAAGGGAGACAAAGGCAACAAAGGTGACCGTGGAGAGAAGGGCGAACAAGGCATCCAAGGTCAACGAGGACCCCAAGGTCCAATTGGACCCAAGGGTGACAAGGGCGACAAGGGCGATCAGGGTATCCAAGGTGAACNGGGTATCCAAGGCATACAAGGTGAAANGGGTGACCGTGGCGAACGAGGCGAACGGGGACCACAGGGTATTGAAGGCAAGCAAGGACCCGAAGGTCCAGCNGGTCGTGATGGCACTTTAGTTGACACCGATGAAATTCGTCAGAGTATTGAAGATAATCTCAAAGGATTCAAATCTGAGATTGAAGCGCAAGTTACTCGTGCGAAGATGCAGGCAATGGGTTCGGGTGGCGGTGGTGCTGTTCAAATCCGTGAGATGTCGGATGTCAATCGGCAGTCAGCACTCAACGACAACTTCTTCCTCAAATATGATGGAACGTCTGGTAAGTTCGTCGGTAATACCGTAACGACATCAATCACGATTCAAGAAGAAGGTGTTGATGTCACATCAGCAACCACACTGAACTTTGTTGGTGCAACGATTACCGCATCTAATACGGGTGTCAATGTTGTCAAAATCAACAGTAACCCCGAAGCAACATTCGCATCTAATGCAACATTCCAAGCAGCATTAGCAAACACAAATCTAGCAATCGCAGACCGATTCCAATCTGCAAATCTATCAGTTACCGCAGATGCTTCTACAATCACGACGACACAACAAGACGTTGATTTAGAAGACGAAGCACTAGTCAATCCGGCAGGGTTTATCACAATCAATATTGGTGGTGTAAATTATAAACTGCCCTATTTCTCTTAGTTATAAATAGAGTGAGAAATTGGAGAATTACGCATGGCAAATCAACTTTATACTAAGGCAAAAGAAGATTTCCTCAATGGCAATCTGAACCTGTCGTCAAACACAATTACAATTTGTCTTGTTGACACTGGTGATTATACCTTCAACGCATCTCATGAAAATCGTGCAAACATTGCAAACGTTGCTATTGTAGCAACTGCTAACTTGGCAGGTAAATCTACAACTGGTGGTGTATTTGATGCAACTAATGCGATTTTCTCTAACGTAACTGGTGATCAATCAGAGGCATTAGTCCTTTATCACAATGTCGGTAATGCCGAAGGTAGTTTGGCAAATCAGGCATCTTCACGACTAATTGCTTACATTGATTCAGCAACTGGTTTACCTGTCACTCCATCTGGTGGTGACATCACGGTCACTTTCAGTGATGGTGCTAACAAAATATTTTCTTTGTAATTGGGAGTTATCATGACAATCGAATCAGCAATCCAACATGCTATCAATGGTGAAACAACAGAGTTTAGAGACGAAGTGCATGGCGCACTCATGGATAAAATAAAAGACGCAGTGGCACTGAAGAGAGTCGAAGTTGCTACTGGACTGTTCAACGATCAGGAGGTTACACATGTCGAAGACATTCCGTCAACTGATGACTGAAAGATCAGCAGACGATTACGTTGGTAGACCTGCTGATGATGAAGAGGCAACTCGTAATAAGAAGTATCGCTCCAAAGGGTGAGCAGGACTTTGCGGATCAACATGCAGTTGTAAAAACTGATCATCCTGTTGCTACTGATGCACAGTTCTCTTCTAGCAAGATTTCTTCTGTTCCGCACAAGGGATTTGACCCAAACACTGCGGGCGAAGTAAAACCAATCCCACAAGGTGGAAGTGCGAAGTCATTCAAAGAAGCATTTATGGACGAAGAGGTTGATTTGTCTGAAGGTGTTCTTGAGA